CTGCTGCTCGGCGTAGGTCCGGCAGGCGGTCTCCTGCAGCTCCCGCGCGATGGATTCCTCGCGGAAGGTGGACTGCCGGAGGTACAGGGCGGCGCGTGGCTTGCTCATTTGGTCAGTGTAGAGATTTTCGAGAAAAACTTACAGACCCCCTTGACCCTGTACTTTCGCATCCTGTAGCTTGTTCCTACAGGCACACAAAACAACCAAGGAGCAACCGATGGCCACGAGCAAAGAGCAGGCAGTAGCCGGGGCGGCAGCGATCTACGCCCACTGGCTCGCCACGCAGGCCGTCGAACAGGTCCAGGAGGAGGCAGCCTGATGAGCAACCCTGACATGTAAAGCTACCTCGGTGACCGATAAGTAGGAGCCGAGGGAAAGCCCCCGAAGATGTAGTGAGAAATTGCCGGTACTGAGACATGCCGGATGCAGGGGGTGAGGGACTGGCCTAGCAGGGTGTACCTGCCGGGGGCACGCAGGTTCGATCCCTGCCAGTCCCACGAGTGAGGCTGTCTGTAGTGGATGGCAATAGCTACACCCACGGCGGCAGTCCGTGAATCGGTGTCCAACCTTATGCCGGGGAAGTGGACGTGGAGTTCGAATCCCACCAGCCTCACTCACAAACAGGACCGGTTGATCCGAGACCATCACCCGGTTCTGGATAGGCCCCGGTGCAGCCCCCAGCGCCGGGGCCTATTTGTGTCCCTGTATGCCCGCGCGCTGCTGGGATAAAATACAGGGTATGGACGAACTGGCGATACCGAACACAATGGACCTGCTGACCGCGCAGGTGGTTGGCGACCGCGTGAACGGCTACAACTTCGAGGAAATCGCAGGTATGCGCGGCATCACGGTCGAGGAGGCCGTGGCCGCGTGGAAGTCCTACACCACGAACATGGCCAAGATGCCCAAGGACGAGCAGTTCCTGCTGCATCTGCTCCGGCTGGAGAACTTCCTGACCAAGGTCAACGGGCGGCTGCACAACCTCTCCAAGGCCGAGGACTTCGAGCTGATCCTGAAGACCTTCGACCGCATCGCCTCCCTGCAGGCCATCAACCTGGACCTCCAGAAGAACGCCGAGGACCGGCTCACCAAGCTCACCCGTGAGCAGACCGCCATCATCCTGCACGCCGTCTTCTCCATCCGGGACGGCCTGGAGGAACACCTCTCCACCGCCCTCGCGCAGGCGCAGGTGGAACTCCCCGAGACCATCATGGGACAGATCATCGGGGACGGCTTCAAATCCGCATTCAACACGCACGCGCAGGCGGCACTGGCAGAAGGAGCCGAAGCATGAGCAGGGAAATCTACAGCCAGGATGTCGTGGACGTGCTGGACATCATGTACTCCCGCGACGGGCACGAGCCGGACTGGGCCGCAGTCCGCACCCGGCTGCATCTGATTCAGGGTTCCTACTTCAACGTCATGATCGGGGTCATGCGCGCCCTGTGGGCCATCTACGAGGTCAATGACCCCGCCGCCGCCGAGACCATGATCTTCCACATGCAGGAAGAAGCCAGCGCCCCGTGAGCATCTTCAACGCACTGAGGGAGGCCTCGGCTGCCCTCGTGCAGGCCGAACTGGACCTCAAGTACAAGACCGACATCAAGCTCTGGGCCAAGGACAAACTCGGCTTCCACCTGTGGTCCAAGCAGGAGGAGATTGCCAAGGCCCTGCTGAAGTACCGGCGCGTGGCGGTCAAGTCCGGCCACGGTGTCGGCAAGTCCTTTGTGGCCTCGGTCATCATCGCGTGGTGGGTGGACACCCACAAGGACGTGGACTCGGTGGCCGTGACCAGCGCGCCGACCCAGCCGCAGCTCGACATCATCTGGGGCTACCTGCGTGACCACCACCGGCTGGCCGGTGCGGACACCGTGGCCCCCGGCGAGACCCCTCCGGGCCTGCTCGGGCGCATCACGCTGGACAACGACTGGAAGAACGACCTCGACTCCCAGCGCGCCTACGGGCGCAAGCCCGCCAACACCAACATCCACGCCTTCCAGGGTGTCCACCGCCGCCAGGGTGTGCTCGCGGTCCTCGATGAGTCCTGCGGTATCCCCGAGTCGATCTTCACCGCCGTGGACGCCATCACCACGGGCCGCTACGACGCCTGCCTCGCCATCGGGAACCCCGATGACATCAACACCCCGTTCGGTGAAATCTGGAAGACCAACGACGAGTCGTGGCACAAAATCACGATCAACTCCTACGACTCCCCCAACATCACGGGTGAGTCGTTCCCGGAGGACGCCTCGGGCGGTCTGGTGACGCTGGAGTGGATCGAGTCCCGCAAGCGGGCCTGGGGCGAGGATTCCCCGCGCTTCAAGTCCAAGGTGCTGGGCGAGTTCACGATGGAAGGCACCAACTCGCTGTTCTCCGAGGGCACGCTGGCAATGGGCCGCATGACCGACATCGTGGAGAACGAGGAGCGCCGCCCGAACCTCGGCGTGGACGTTGCCCGCATGGGTGAGGACTACACCGTGGTGTACGCCAACTGGGGCGGCAGGCTCCGGCTGGTGGACAAGTGGGCCAAGGCCGACGCCACCGAGACCACCGCCCGCATCATCGACTGGGCCTTCAAGCTCAACGCCAAGGAGGTCCGCATCGACGGCGTGGGCCTCGGTGGTCCCATCGTGGACTTCGTGGCCAAGGGGTCCGAGAACCGCTTCGCCACCATCGGCATCGTGGGCAACGCGGCCAGCCCGGACCTGGACAAGTGGATCAACGCCCGTGCCTACTACTACGACACCATGCGCGAGGACATGCGCAACGGGCGCATTGACCTGGACGACGGCGACAAAGACCTGAACAAGGAATTGTCCGAGCTGGAATATCACTTCCGTAACCAGCGGAATGCGCTGCAGATTATGTCCAAGGAGGAAATCCGGCTCAAAACCGGGAAATCCCCTGACTTTGCCGACGCGGCCCTGTATGCCTCGCTGGACCCCGGAATTGACCCCACGGACCCGGTAAATCAGGCCAGCCCCGGCGAGACCATTGAAATTGCCGCCGAGGAGTTCCTTTTCCAGCATGAGTCGATGATTTCCCCCTACTGAACCCTGTGTGCCTGTAGATAATCCCCGAGAAATACCAACTGGTAAAATTGGGGGAGACTACGGACATAGGAGTATTCATGGTGTTGGGATTCGGGAAACCGCGTCAGGTGCTGCAGTTCTCTGAGGTGACCCCGGAGTTCCAGGAAGCCGTGGACCTCCACGCCGAGAACGCAGCCCTGCGCGAGGCGGTGATCGACCTCAAGGAGTCGATGGCCGACGTGCAGCTCGCGCTGGACAACGTGGGCTGGAACCCCATCGGGGAAGACATCAACATGCAGGAGATTCCTCTTGCCTCGATCAAGAAGTTCTCCGAAATCACCCGCGCCCTGGGCACCATCAACCCGCTGGCCAAGCGCGGCATCGCCGTCCGCACCGCCTACATCTGGGGCAACGGCATCGTCCTCGACGGGCTGGACGAGGGCAGCGCGTTCGCCAAGTCCGCCGTGAACAAGAAGTACCTGCTCTCCGAGAAGGCCCAGATCGAACTGGAGTTCTGCCTCGCCACGGACGGCAACTTCTTCATCATGGCGGACAAGGACAAGCAGACCGTCCAGCGCATCCCGCTGCACCAGATCACCGGCACCGTCTCCAACCCGGACAACGCCGAGGAAATCTGGTTCTACAAGCGCGAGTGGAAGCGGACGATCACCGACCCCAAGACCGAGAAGGAAACCTCCCAGCCGATGGCGGCGTACTACCCGGCCATCGACTACGACATGGCCAACGGCACCCCCCGGCTGTTCAAGGGCAAGGCCGTGCTGTGGAGCGCGCGCATCGCAGGGCACAGCGTCAACAAGCAGACCGGCTGGAAGTGGGGCGTCCCGGACCTCCTGCCGATCCTGTTCTGGGCCAAGGCGCACAAGGAGTTCCTGGAGAATCAGGCCACCCTCGTCAAGGCCTACTCGCGCTACGCCTTCAAGGTCCAGGCCAACTCCGCTGCCTCGGCCAAGGCCACGGCCACCAAGGTAGCCTCCCCGGCCACCACGGACGCGCAGGGCAACCCGCAGGCCATCGGCGGCACTGCCGTGGTCGGCATGGGCAACAACATCACCGCGATGGGCCGCACGGGCGGCTCGGTGGACTTCAAGGAAGGCCTCCCGCTGGCCGGGTACGTCGCCGCTGGCCTCAGTGTGCCCCTGAACGAACTGACCGCCGACGCCGGGGACGCCAACCGCTCCTCAGCCGAAACCCTCTCCTCCTCCAACGAGAAGGTCATGAAGGCGCGGCAGGCCGAGCACAAGATGTTCTACGAGTCGATCTTCAACTACCTCGGCATGGAGGTGAAGGTGTCCTTCCCCAAGATCGAGGAGGAGGCCGTCTACCGCCAGATTCAGTCGATTGTCTCCCTGCTGCCGCTGAACGTCTTCTCCGACAAGGAGATGCGCAAGCTGATCTGCCGCGTCCTGGACCTCTACGACTTCGACCCGGAGAAGGTGCCCTCCGAGGAGGAACTGGGCAACCTGATCCTCGCGGCCAAGCAGGCTGAGAAGCAGGCCGAGCTGGCTGCCCAGCACGCCGAGAAGCTGGCTGCTGCCAAGCCCGCCCCAGGTGCAGGTGGTGTGCCCGGAGCGCAGGGCAAGCAGGGCGGACCCAAGGGGATGCCCAAGGTGAAGAAGGATGCCTCCACGGCCAAGTCCTATGGTGACAACAGCTACCGCGCCGACGCCACCAAGGCAGCGCGGTAGCACCATGCTGGCGGGGCAGGTAGGACTGGTCCGGCACTCCAAAGGCTGGGTGGGGAAGGTGGTCGAGTGGGCCACCGACTCCACCAGCCACCACGTCATCGTGGCGCTGGGCGATGACCTCTGCGTCTCGGCGGACCTGCCACGGGTCATCATCCGGGCGCACCGCGAGTTCCACGCCA